AACCGGCTGTTAGTAATGCACCAAATGTTGAATTTGAACCATTTGTTGCGGCCGCACCGCCGCCGCCAATTGTTACTGTGTAAGAAGTGCCGGGAACTACCGCTAAAACTGTTTTAATGACTTGACCAGCACCGCCACCGCCGGCTGATCCATCTCCGGTCGTTACACTTCCACCGCCGCCACCGCCGGCGACCAATAAGCATTCGATTGCTGTTACTCCACCAGGCGCAACCCAGCTTGTTGTCGATGTGAATAATTGTGTTTTAGTTACAGAAGCCGGAATCTTTGTGTAAGCCATTAGGCAATCTCACTTCCAAATGCTGTGAATGAAAGATTTGCGCTTGATGCATATACGCGAATTTTGTCGGTATCTCCAAGCGAAATACCAAGCGTGAAATAGTTAATTCCATTACCTGAACAAGTTAAATCGTAAGCAATGTAATCTTTGGTTGAAGTTGCCGCGCCATCGACTGAGCATGAAATTCGAAATGTGGCATCGGTCGATGATCTATTCGCCACCGCAATGGTTGAAACAATTGTATTTGTGCTCGCTGGCACAGTATAAAGATCGGTCTCTGTGGTGGCCGAAGGTGCGACCTGTCCAAGAATTTTGTATGTAACAGCCATTTAAGCCCCCATCAATAAGAACGGATGAACAATTTGTTGCTTGAAAGTTGCGATTGCCCAGACAGTCGCATCAATATCATCGCCAAGCGTGCGCATAGCCTGAGCACCATTCTTCACATAATCTGAATCGTTAGGCTCATCCCAACCATAATTCGGACTTAATGCCATGTGATCTCCTTAGTCATCATATGTTGCCCAAGTAATTGTAGCTCCAACCATGCTCCACATGGTCGCAGGATCGACATCTTGCCATCGTGTCGGTGGTATCGAATATGCGGCATCTGTGGTGGTCATGAGCAGATTTGCTTGGTATCGATTAAAGCTTAAAACCCAACCTTCCACGAAGCCGGAATAAGTCGAATTTTTAATGGCTGTCGGAAGTCCAGCGATGCGAATTGCCATTCCCATGAATACTTCAATGAGAGTGTTGCGATCTGAATCTGAAAGAAGGGTCGAATCAAGTTGAATTGCAAATGCTGAAAGATTTGTCCTTGGATTGGCTCTCAAAGTGATGTAACGATCTGCCTGATATTGAGCTTCTGTGCCATTCTCTAGTTCTGTGGTTACTGATCCAGCGATTTCGCCATATATGGCAATTGAAGCTAAATCCGAAGCGGTCTTCTGAGCATTGGATTTATAGGTCAAAATTATCGAATTGAGAATGTCTGAAACTGTCTTATTGCTTTGAATTCCGCTTGATTGGATATAACTTAAATCGAGATTAAAATATCCATAATCTTGCACATAATTCAAGCGATGAGATTCATTGGCATAACCGACTTTGCCATTTGTGGTCTCGTAGATGTAACCGAAAGCCTGTTGAGCGTATTTGGCGGCCAATGAGTAGGCATCCGCTGGATCAGCGGCTCTCGCTTCGAATTCATACACCGGCGGTGTATCAACCACATCGATGGTAACTCCAGCATCGGTGAAGATTCTGGTCATGCGATCATCGTCATATTCTTTCGACCATGATGTGTCGCCAATAATTTTGCGAGCCATTTCAGCGAAGACACCAATGGCCTTGACCTCTTGAATAGGCACATTTGCCACCGAACCACTACCGGCCAAAGTATTGGTCAAAGATACGACTTTGCCTGTGAATACTGTTTTGAGCGTGCCCGCTGAATTTTTAATTTGGACAGTTACCACATCATTCATCATGATATGAAAGTCAATGTCGTTGATATTGAGTAATTGAATTACAGCGTAACTTGCACGCGCCTGATCCCAAATGGTCGTGCGCCCAAAATTGATTTGGACATTCCATAAGCTTTCGGATGTGAAATCTTCACCCCCGATTGTTACTACGCCTTCGGGATTCCAAGTCATTAAATCGCGACCAATCTTGAAACGCCAAGGCTTGTGAATGTTCCAGATAGCGTAGCTTCGCGATTGAGAATGTCGTTGATTTGTCGAGCCACAGCGGTTGGATCAATAGCACCGGATACATTGATGTTGATGTTATTAACCACGCCACCGCCGCCAAGATTATCCAGCGGCGTGATAACACCCTTTGTGCTTGGCGTGAATAGTTCTGCACCTTGCTCACCCACTAGGTAACTTGTGCCGGCATTGACTGATCCACCAGATGCTTTGCCACCACCAAAAGCATTATCTATAAATCCGGCTATGCCCGAAACAATAGAATTTCGAGCCACAAGGTCAATCATCGTGCGAATTGCACCGATCACGCCATTGATTATCGAAACCAAAGTAGAGAATCCATTTATCAATCCTGCGACAGTTGAACCAATAATGTCCAAAGCTTTCTTAAATGCGCCACCTAGGAATGGCACAAGGAAGTCTTTGGCGAAATTCCAAATTGCTTTAAGAAGGTCTAAAAATGGTTTCAATTCATCTTGATTCTCAATTAAAGCATCACGAATCTTGTCGTAAGCACCCTTTAGGCCTTGGAAGATTGGAATAAGCAATTTGGAGATTGCTGGGACTAATTCATAAATCAAGAATGAGAACCAATTCTTGAAGATTGGGAATACATCCTCAGCAATGATGCTAAATATGCTTTTGAATACCGGTGCAAGATTTTGACCAATTTCGGTGGCCACATTCTGAATTGCCGGAATGCCTTTATCTACGAATCCGGACACCAATGGCGTGAGCGCATCCAATACGAAGCCACCGACAGTCTCTTTTGCCTCTGAGAACGCAATTGAAAGTCGAGCCATCTTGCCTTGGAATGTATCGGCTTGAATTGTGGCTTGACCTTCAAATGTTGATGCAAGTGCCGCTGTTGCCGCATCGAAATCTTTTGATTTGATAATCGATTCATCTAGGCTCACACCAAGCTTCTTCAAAGCTCCAAAGTTGCCATCGTGTGCTTTTGCCAAAGCTTCTGAAACCGCGGTCAAGTCTTTGCCTGTGCCAGCGGCAATGTTTAATGCCAAATTTTGAAGCTTTTGCGCTTCTTCGACATTCTGTGTGCTTCGCACCAAACGATCAAGCGATGGTCTTAATTGATCATCGGTTACGCCAAATGCAAGTGAAGTCTTAGTGATGTAATCCTCAGTTGCCGCAATTTGTGCCTTTGTCGCACCGGTTACATTGCCAAGAGTGGTTGCCAATTTGGCTTGAGCCGCTTCATCTTCAATTGCGGCTTTAACACCATCCACAAGAAGCTTGCCAGCGTAAGCGGCCGCCGCCGCTCCTGCCGCCGCAAATGCCGCTCCAGCTACCTTGGCGAAATTGCCTAATTTGCCGCCAAAGCCTTGGACTTCATTGTCTGCCTCATTAAGCTTCTTTCGAAGATCATCGACATCGGCAAGAATCGACAGCTTGAGTGTTCTTGATCCTGCCATTAGTCATACTCCTTCAAAATTGCATCAAATGATTGTTCCCATTCTCTCACAAGCTCTTTCTGATTTGCCCTAAGCGTTGGGTATATGAAATATCCTTGTTTGTTCCAAGTTGGGAATTGCTTCCATCTCTTTGATCCAAATTCAATGCCGCCCCACAGCTGTTGAGTGCTTCCCCCACCACTGAACCGCTGTGAAGCGAACCCTATTTTTAATTCGCCAATCTTTGATGATTTCGATGCTTTTGCGCCTTGCGCTACGCGCTCTGCCACTTTGGTTGATTTATATCTTCCACCGGCCGCGCTGACTATTTTGCCGCGAAGTAGATCAGCTAATTTGAACGAAACTTCTTGCGCTTGTTTAATGGCTTCATCGTCCATTGCTTTGAATGAACGAGTAATCGCGCGTAACTCACTTTTGTCGTAAGCCACTTCGATCTTTGCCATTGCGCTCCTTTAATATCTCAACCGCGGTCAAGATGTCTTCGGCTTCTAACCATTCCGACATTGGAATGCCGGTGGCTATGGCTAATTCGACAATCAGCCTTCCGAGACTTCCGACCGCGTGGCTTTTGGGTCATTACGCTCGGCATCTACATCGACCACCGATTCAATCCATGCGTCATATGGTTTCATCGGATTTGGTGCTTTCTCGCGCTTGATTGCGTGATATGCCAAGAATGTTAAGTCGCTCATGCCCAAGAAATTTTGTTCATTGATCTCGGTTAATTTGCGGCCTGTGTTCTTCTCCCATTTAACCCATTCCGGTGGCAGGACAGTTGCGCTGTCCTGCTCACCGGTCTGATATGTAATTGTTATTTGAACCTTCATTTTTGCTCCTGATTAGTTGGTTTTTAGCTGAATGTGTCTGATGGCTTGCCATCTACGATGAAGCTCAAAGATACTGTCTGAGCATCTGGAGCTGATCCACCGACTGATGGGAAGACCGGATATACATTGAATGCAAAGACCGCACCGGTTACAGCTGTTAGCGATACCGCTAAAGTGGTATTTGGTGCTGTGTCTGCCGCTGTCCAAAGTGCTTCGCAAAGTGATCCAGCCGCGCCCCAATCGGCAAGCATTTCAACCTCGAAAGTCCATTGATCATCGATGTGCTTGTAAGCCTTGCCATCTAATGTCTGATAGGTCTCGATTGTTGGATCGTTTGAAAGTGTTGCGGAAGTCGCCTGAGCATCATAATTGGTTGTTGCAATGGTGAAGCTCAAATCGCGACCGGTGATAATTGTTGTGCTCACGCGATACTCCTAGTTTGTTTGTGTGTAGGTTGTCGATACATTCAAAGAAGCGGACAGATATTGTGCCGCGCCTATTTGAACCACCTCAGGACTTTCGCAAGCCCCTACGATGTAACCTGAAGGCATAGCCCCCAGAATGCTGATGATTAGCTTCTCAAGATTATCGAGTGAAGCCGGATTCGAGTTATATGAAACGATTGCGGTTATTGAAAGATTCACTTTGGTGCGAATAGTTGAACCAATAAGAAGCGGCTCAAGATAAGGTTTATTCGGCACGATCACAATTGCCGGAGCAATTACAGA